GTTGGAATATCAACTACAGGAGGAGTCGGTATAGTAACTGTAAATGTTGCTGGATCGGGGTATGTAACAGCACCAGTAGTAACATTTACTCCACCAAAACATGTCGGGGCAGCAGCAACTGCAATTCTAGATTCGCCCGTAGTAGGTGGTGGAGTTAGTGTAACATCTGCTCCAATAAGTATAGGAGCATCTTCTTTCCTCTTCCCAGGTGGAACTACTGGAGGTGTATTCTACGCGACTGCACCAAATGTTACGTTTGATTTACCAACTGGAACAGGAAATGCTGCAGAAGCATCTGCAACTCTTGATGAACTTGCACAAACAGGAGGAACAGTAGAAACTCTTGGATTGACGACTGGAGGTAAATTCTACACTAGTGTTCCATCAGTCTCCATTTCACATCCAGGATTTAGTTATGCATCTGCAACTATAGGAATTGCAGGATCATCTATTAATCCTGGTTCCATTGCGTTTAGTACTACTGGTAGAGCATATACAACTTCTCCAACAGTTGCAATTTCTACATCTGGTGTAATGGATGCTCCGACTCAAGTTGCTGTTGGTATTGCAACAATTCATCCAATAACTGGTATTGTTACAGCAATATCCTTTAATGCTTCAGATTCTTGGGCAACGGGAACAGGAGCAACAATTGGTGCTGGATATACAGTAGCACCTAGTATTTCTTTCTCTGGAAATCCATCACCAGTACAAGCAACTGCTAGTGTCACGGTGTCCGTTGCTGGCACTGTAAGCACCATTAGCATAGGCAATAGTGGATTTGGTTACTTAACAACTCCAACGGTCTCTATTGGGTCTCCAGGAGGTGCTGATGAGCAGTTCAGAGCACTTGGTGTTGCGACTATAAGATCTACATCAATTAAGACTCAGGGAACAATTGGTATTGGATCCACTTCAATTACTGGAGTTACAACTACAAACATTATAGTTGGAGATAGAGTCAGACTTGGTGTTGGTTATAGTGATCTATACAACTTCATACCTGCTGACACTTTTGTTACGACAATTGAATCGAATACTATATTCATGAACAACGCAGCAACCAATGTTGGCATCGCAACATCTGTATTTGAATTTGGTAGAGCAAATTGTGGTGTTGTTACAGGTATCGCAGTTACATTTGGTGGTGGTGGATATTTATCTCCACCAAATGTAACAATATCTAATGAAGTTTCTGAAAAGAACTATATAAATGTCCCAGGAATATCAACAGCAACTGGTATATCAACCATAAGTCCTGGTGGAACAGTTTCAAGTATCAACATTCTAGATTCTGGATATGGATATGTAATTGTTCCAGAAGTAACACTGACAAATCCAGAAAGCACTGGTTCTGGTACATTTATATTCAATGAAATCATTACTGGTTCTTCTAGTGGAACTACAGCAAGAGTCAGAACATGGGACGGATCAACTAATACTCTCATAGTTGGAACAGTAGCCGGAGAGTTTGCTAGAGGAGAAACCTTAGTGGGTTCAACTTCTGGTGCTTCTTATGAGTTACGAATTGTTGATGTACAACCAGCAGATGATGGATTTGCTGACAATATCAATATAGAAACAGAAGCGGATAATATTATTGACTTTAGTGAGCAGAACCCATTCGGAATGCCCTAAATAAAAATATCTTATACTTTGAGATATTGTAGGATTAACAATGTTTGAATATTTTTACAACGAAATTTTAAGGAGGACCATCATATCTTTTGGTACTCTGTTTAATGATATTTCTATTAAGCATACAGATTCTGATGATAATACTGTCAGTGTTGTAAAAATACCTTTGGCATATGGTCCAACTCAAAAGTTTTTAGCAAGGATAGAGCAATCTCCAGATTTAAACAAACCATTTGCTATTACTCTTCCGAGAATGTCATTTGAGTTTACTGGATTAACTTATGATGCTTCTAGAAAAGTAACTACAACTTCAACTTTTGTAGTAAAAGATCCTAATGACGGAAAAGAGACTAAAAAGTCTTACATGCCAGTTCCATATAATATGCAGTTTGAACTTGCTATTATGTGCAAATTAAATGATGATGCTCTTCAAATTGTAGAACAAATTTTACCATATTTCCAACCAGCATATAATGTTAGTGTTGAATTAGTTCAAGGACTTCAGGAAAAAAGAGACATTCCTGTTGTATTAGAAAATATTACAATGCAAGATGACTATGAAGGAGATTTTTCTAGTAGAAGAGTTCTTCTTTATACTTTAAGATTTACTGCTAAAACATATCTATTCGGTCCTGCATCTAAGGCAACCAAGGATATCATCAAAAAGGCTACTGTCAGTTATCTTACAGGTACAGATACTTCCAACTCCACAAGAGAGGTTACTTATTCTGTAGAACCAAGAGCAATCAAGAATTATACAGGAAACGCAGCAACAACTCTTGCAGAAGATATTACAAGAGCAAAAACATCATTCAATGTTGTTGATGCTAGTGGACTTACTGAAAACACTTATGTTGATCTTAATGGAGAAGAAATATTCATTACCAAGATAACAGGTAATAAAATTAATGTGAAGAGAGGTCAAGATGGAACAACTATTACTGATCACTTAACGGGCGAAGAGATATTCATTATTGATGCTGCAGATACTGCATTGATTGAAACTGGAGATGATTTTGGTTTTGATGGTGGATTCTAATGACAAAAAAATTTGATAACCTTAATGATACTTTTAATACCTCTGATGATGTAATTAAACCAGAAGTAATTGAACATAAAATTGAAAAAGTAAAAGAAGGTGTTGATGATATTAAAAAAGATTATGAGTACACTAGAGGAAATCTTTATTCTATTATTGAAAAAGGACAAGAAGCTCTTAATGGAGTTTTAGAACTTGCTCAAGAAAGTGAAATGCCTAGAGCATATGAAGTTGCAGGTCAATTGATTAAAAATGTTGCTGATGCAACAGATAAATTATTAGATCTACAGAAAAAACTAAAAGATGTAGAGGAAGAAAGCAAATCAAAAGGGCCATCAACAGTCAACAATGCATTGTTTGTAGGATCTACAGCAGAATTAGCAAAGATGCTCAAAGATGGATTAAAAGAGGACAATAAATAGAAAGATAGAGGAGATATATTAAAGTGGCACTAAAGAAGCCTTCAGATTTTTTTGGTAAGAATAAAAAAACTCACCTTGATGAAGTAAAGGAGAGTTATGATTCTGCGCGTCCAGAAAAAATAGAACAGGTTTCGGAGGCATTTGGAACGTTCAAAGAAAACTTAAATCATATACAATCATTATCTGATTTTACTTCTACTTTTGATAGTTTTAAAGAAAATTTAGAAAAAGTAGAAACTGTTTCTAGTGAAATTAGTAGTATAAAAGATGAGATAAAAACATTAATTAAAAAAGAAGATTTAGATAGTGCCATGATGGCACAACTTCTTTTTGTAGATGAATCAATAACAAAAATTGAATCCAGAGTATCATCTGTTAATGGAAAGACTGTTGAAAAAATTAAAGAAGATTTTGCAAATCTTTCAAACTCAGTAGAATCTTTTCTTAGTATTGATGCTCCAAAGTATAAAAGATTAATTTCAGAATCTGAAGTTAGAGTAGATGGTAGATTTGATACTTTTAAAACTAATGTAGAAGAAAACTTAGATACTATCAGAGTAGATGTAGGTAATGAAGTTACTACTGCATTAGAATCTATTGAAAGTGTAAATGAAAATACTATCAATATAGTCAAAGCAGAATTTAAAGAAACTGTTAGAGATGTTAATAAGAATGTAAGTGAGTTAGTAGAAAAAGAACTTCCGAAATACAATAAACTTTTTGCAGAAACCGAAGTAAGAACCGAAGAAAAAATTAATGAGGTAATTAATTCTTACAAACAAGATATTGAAGATCTTAATGCAAAGGTAAAACTGTTTACAGAAACAGAAATACCAAAGTATAGTAATCTTTTAATTGAAACTAAACTTAAATCCGAAAAAGAAGTAAAGGATTTAGAAGAAGAAGTCCTTTCTAAAGTTAATATATTATCTGAAAAGGTTCAACTTATTTCTGAAGATATTCCAGAAAAAACCTCAGAAAAAATACAAGAACTTAAAGATATAACTGATGAATATAAAGAAGAGATAGATTCTATCTCTAAAAAATATCAGTCTCTATATAAAGACTTCAAAAAAAGAGAAGTTAGTGAAAACAAAAAACTAGAAAAGTATTCTAAAGATATTGAAAAATATCATAAGAGATTTAATTTTTTAGAAGAAACAGTTACTGAAGATCTTAAGGAAATTCAAAATGTTCTAGTAGCATCTAATAAAAGTTATCATTCTAGTTTAGAAACTGAAGCAGTAAAGTTCAGAGATAAAATCTCCGAACAGATGCAAGGTCTTGAAGTAGATCTTGTTACTAACGAAAAACATATTAAGAAACAGAATGAGCACATTAAAAGTATTCAAGAAGAAATAAAAGAAGTTCTTGAAAGACTTCAATTAGATAAGTTAGAAGAAAAGAATAAAGAGTTAGTTGAAAAAATCAATTATCTCGAAGAGACTATCTCCGAGATAAATGAAAAGAAACTTTTAAAGGAGGATAATCCAACTTTACCAGGAAATCCATCAACAAATAATTCTTCAGATGGATTAACTCCTTTAGATCAAAAGTTTGCAACACTTGATGATCTTCAAAATCATTATAGACTATTCATTAATAGAATCCAGCAACAGATTGCTACTATTGGTGGTGGTGGTGCTGGATTTATCAAAGATCTTGATGATGTCACCTTTGATCAAACGGTTGGTGAAGATAAACTTCTCATTTACAATGGATCTAAGTGGGTAGGTATTGCTAGCACTGCTTTAGGTAGTGGTAATGTTGGTGCTGGTGGAACATGGGCATCAAATTCTATTGGAATTAGTACCACTAAGAATGTTGGTATTGGGACCACAACTGCTAAGTCTGATGTTGCTCTTTTTGTTTTTGGTAACATTGAAGCGACTGGAAATGTAAATGTCGGTGGGACTATAACATATGAAGATGTTAAAAATGTAGATTCCATCGGTATTGTTACTGCAAGAAGTGGAGTTAATGTTGGTACAAGTGAAGAAACAGTATTATCCCCAGACGGTAGTGCAGTATTCTCAGGAATTGTTACTGCTGCAGCATTCTTTGGAGATGGTTCTGGATTAAGTAATATTATTAGTGGTGTCGGTATTCAATCTGGTGGCGTTCGTATTGGAACTGGATTTACTGATTTTAATTTTACCGGTG